CGAACGAAGTATAGCCGCTGTTGACATGGCGATAAAATACGGCGAAGGCAATGCTACTGATAGTGAATTGGCTGCTGCTGCTGATGCTGCTTATGATGCTGCTGATGCTGCTTATGCTTATGATGCTGCTTATGATGCTGCTGCTTTTGCTGCTGATGCTGCTGCTGATGCTGCTGATGCTTATGATGCTACTGCTGCTTATGATGCTGCTGCTGCTGCTGCTTATGTTGCTGCTGCTGCTACTGCTGCTTATGTTGCTGCTGCTGCTGCTACTTATGCTGCTGATGCTGCTGCTGATGCTGATGCTCGAAAAAAATCGCAACAAGCAACTGCTGAAATTTGCAGAAAATACATTCCATTGGATTTGATATTAGCAGCGATTAAATCACAGGAAAAACAGAAGGATGGAATATGAACAACGAACTAATCAATGCCGCAAAAGACCAAGCGGCGAGGGAGAAATGGAAGCACATTCCTCCTTTAGATGTTGAGCCTGACAGATATTCTACAGTAAATGATTACATAAACAGAAAGAAATAATTTTATGGGGAAGTCTGGTTTTGACATCATATGAAAGAATACAATTCATGTAGAGCAGCTATGCTTTAAAATAGCAAATGTTTAAATGACGAAGAATTATCTTCAACAACAATTGACGATGTATTAGCTCATATTGATGCTAACATTGCCGAGCCTGTATTTGCTTAATATACAAAAACAAGGTTTTACTTATTTCGTAAAATAAGTTGGTGGATGTTGACAATTTCTGTCAACCCTTTGTTTTCTCTTAAAAAATAAGCATGTAATAAAATTGTATTTGGAAATTTAATGGACACGGGTTCGAGTCCCGTCTTCTCCACTAAGAATTATTCACTATTCTAAGAGTGGATAAGTCTTTTTTTTATCTAGACAAAAAAACAGGGTAGAAATATCCTGTTTTTTATTTAATAATATTTAATAAACAACATATGACATTTAAATTTAAAGAAAAAGAATATCGTATTCGATGGAGATATGATAATTCTACAAATCCTCCTTTTGGTAGAGAACATACTACTTGTATTATAGAAGAAGTATCTATAGCAGCAGATGGAGAAAGCACTAAAGTAATATTTACTAATGTAGCTGAAGCTACTGTAGGTAGATTTCATGAAGACAAATTTTCTTATGAAAATGCAAGAAAATCTTCTTTAAGAAAAGTATTAAATAAAACATTTTCTAATTTACCTGATAGGTCATTCTTTAGTCGTGAATTTAGAACTGCTGCATGGGAAGTATATAATCAAAGAAAACCTGAAACAATAATGGTTAAAATGGAAGTAGTTACAATCACAGAAAAAGATTTAGAAAACATGCCTGATTTCCTTAAAGAAGATGGAAACGGATTTGCAGTAGGAGATAAATATTTAAAACCAGTATAATGAAAAATGCTTTATTAATTATTGATGCACAGGTTGACTTCATGGAATTGATGTTTATAATCAATTAAGAAAAATAGCAGAAATAGAGTGTGATTTTGTTACAGAAAACTCAATACTTGAATCATGTAAGGCTGGTATTATATGTCAGACAGATGACCAAGTATTTTTAATTAATAAAATATGAATATACCATTAAAAAGAAATCAAGTAAAAAAATTAGATAAAGGTTATCATGTTACTCGAACACAAATTGGAGTAACAGAAGAAGGAATCCCTATTTTTTATCCAAATAGGAGACAGAGAAGAACACTTCTTAAAAGAACAAATAAAAATAAAATAACACAGGTTGTAAATTTTATTGTTCCAGAAGAAAAATATAAACAAAAATCAGGAGATATTATTATAGCTAAAACAACTGGTTTAGTTAATAAAAAGGAAAGTATATTTTATATAATTAAAAGAAAATTACATCACTTAAAATCTGCATTTAAATGATTAAATCACAAGTAATACCAAAAAAAAGAATTCAAGAGTTAGCAGATTCTAATTTTAAGAATAAAACTGTATATAATTCTATGAGAGATATGACAAAAACTAACTTTCGAGGAAATATATTACCTTTTGAAAACTTGAGAAGTATTATCAATAAAAATATTGCTGTATCCAGCAAGTGAAAAGAACTACTGAGTGTTCTTAGATTTTTAATTAACAACGTAAATTTCGTAACAATGAGTAAATTACTCAAAAAAACTGCTGAGTCTGCTGTAAAGCAAGACAAAAATGGTCGCAATTATAAAACTGTGACTTTTACCACTTTGCCTACTGTTGTATTAAACGGTCAGACAATTCATGTGCCAACTAAATCTTCTTCTATCAATGTGTATGAGGAATCATACTTGAATAACCAGGAAGAATTTGGTTATTCATTATCTGTTAATTCTTTAGTTCAAGGTGACATCGTTACCCGCAATGTAGAACCTTATCAGATTGCTGATAGAAGCACAGGAGAAATGAGAACTGTTACCACTTATACTTCTGTAGTATTAGGTGATACAGATGATGCTGGTTTTGAAGTAATGGTTCAAAAAACTATTGCTCGCAGACAAGGTGTTACTGCAGATGCATTGACTGATAATTAATCAATGTGTTTAAAGGTTAAAGAGAGGGCTTAGGCTCTCTCTTTTTTTATTTTATTATATGTTAGAAATTAATGAAGCAATCACTTTACTTAGATTGCATGAGGGAAGTTTGGATTTCACTAATGTTCAGCCAGATGATTTTAATACACAAAATGCATTAGTATCATTAGCTGAAAAAAAATTAGTAGATGCTTATGACTTAGAACAACCTTTAACTGAAGAAGGTAAATCTAAAGCATATCAGATGTTAGGAACAGGAGTTAATTATGACAGACATTTTAAAAAAGCAACAATTGCAGCTAAACAAGCAGCATTTCTTGCTTTAATAAATTCAGGTTATGAGCCAAGAGGTTTAACTACTCTTTTGGTTAATAAACTATCAAGACAATGTTTTATTGAATTATTAAAAGCTACACATGCAAGAAAGAATTTACCCTTGGGAACCAATCAAAGACTTAATAGAAATCGTTCTGTTAGAATTGATAAATCCTCTAAAACCTAATGCGGCTGCTATAATACATAAATCTTTTATTCAGGCTATGCTATTTCATGGTGAAAATATAGATATTGAAGAATCAAAAATTTATTTTATCAATTATTTAAATAAAAAACAATCTTTTATTAAATACAATATAAAAGTAGAATTAATACTTGATGTAATAATTTTTAAACGTGAAATTTAAAAAAAACAATATTGAAAATATTTATCTAGATTATCAGAATAATAAAACAATTGCTGGTAGAGCTAGATTATTACTTTATAAGGGAGAAGGTTTATCGTTCTATAGTGACGATGACCTTCAAACTTTAGAAGATGTTGATAAGTATAACGAACAAAATCCTAATAGTTCTATATCTTATCAACCTACTATTTATAGTAGTGAAAAGTGGCTGGTTGAATTTGTAGAAAGCAATTTGTATCCTATTGGTTTCCAAAAAGTTGTAAACATAAGAAAGATATTATATGCAGGTAAAGATAAGAATAAAATAAGCAAACATACTACTTATCAAAGTAAAGATGAACATGAACATGGCGATGAAATTGACTAAAGGAATATTGGGAATATTAGCAATACTACCTATTGCAGCAGCTATACAAGATGATAAGTTATGGCTTATCTTTATAAGTATTCAAATAGTATCTGGCATAGCTTGGATAATACTAATTTCTAAAAAATGATTTGGATATATGATATTGAAACTTTATCCAATTGTTTTGTAGTATGTTTTAAAAATACTCATAATAATGAAAGAAAGCATTTTATCATATGGAAGGATAGAAATGATAGAAATGCTTTATTGAATTTTATAAAAACAGAATGTAATATATTAGTAGGTTTTAATAACATTAATTTTGATGCTCAGATAATTAAATACTTAACTGATAAACCATTAAATGCAAATCAGTTATATTTAAAAGCACAAAATCTAATATCTAGTGAATCTAAATATCCACCTTTTAATGAAAAAGATTTTATAGTAAAGAATCTTGACTTATTAAAAATATGGCATTATGATAATGAAGCAAGAAGAACTTCTTTAAAATGGATTCAGTTTTCTATGAATTGGCATAATTTAGAAGAAATGCCTTTTGAACATAACCATGAAGTAGAAACAATAGATGAACTTGATGCTATTATTAGTTATTGTTATAATGACATAGAATCTACTTATGAACTATATAAAATAACAATTGGACAAACAGATAATCCCTTATATAAAGGAATTAATAAATTATCTTTAAGAGGAGATATATATGAAGAATTTAAACTAGATTGTTTTAATTATAATGATGTAAAAATTGGAGAAGAAATAATTAAAAAAAGTTATCTAGAAGAAACAGGATTAAGTTTTCAAGAAGTTAAAGAATTACCTAAGTCTACAAAAACATTTACATTTGGTGATTGTTTTCCCTCTTATACTAATTTTAAATCAAAAGTATTTAATGATTTTATAGATAGTATAAGAAATGTAGTAGTTACTCAAGACGAAAAACAAACTTTTAACTTTAAAGTAGATTATTTAAGTCTTACTATTGCTAAAGGTGGTTTACACTCAGAAGATAATCCTAGATTATTTATATCTAATAATAGATTTCTACTACGTGATGCAGATGTTGGTTCAATGTATCCAAATGGTATTAGAAAACGTAGATTATATCCTATTCATTTAGGAGAAAAATGGTTGAGTGTTTATTCATATGTAATTGAAAAACGTCTTAATGCTAAAGCTTTGTTTAAGCAGACAAAGGAAGGTAAATATAAAGCTATTGATGAAGCTTTTAAATTAGCTTTAAATGGTGGTTCATTTGGTAAAACAGGTGAATCATTTAATTGGCAATATGATTTATTTACTATGAATAGAGTAACCATAGGTTGTCAAATAGACTTACTTATGCTTATTGAGTCATTTATGCTTAATGATATATATATTGTATCTGCTAATACAGATGGAGTATTATGTTATTTAGATAGAGAAAAAGAAGATATATATAATCAAATATGTAAAGAATGGGAAGTAACTGTAGGTAATGATACAATGGGTAATCTTGAATATCAAGATTTTGACTTATTTGCTCAAACATCAGTTAATGATTATTTGGCTATTAAACCTGATAGAAAACTTAAAACTAAAGGTGATTTTGTTAGTGATGTCGAACTTCATAAAAATAGGTCTAGAAGAATAGTAGCTTTAGCCTTACAAAATTATTTCAAAGATAATATTCCTGTAGAAAGAACAATAAAAAATCATAAAGATATATTTGACTTTTGCTGTGCAGTAAGAGTTAATAAAGGAGATGATTTATATATAAGAAATATAAAAACAGGAAAAGAATATAAAAAACAAAGAACAGTTAGATATTATATAAGTAATTCTAATACCGTTCTTTTAAAAAGGATGAAACCTTTAAACAAGAAAAAACCAACTTTTCAATTGGATATATTTGGAAATATAGAAGATGGAACTAGACAATCTCAAATAGAGGCTGGTTGGAACATTACTGTATTTAATAAGTTTATAGAAAAAGATAATTATAATATAAATTATGATTATTATATAGACAGAACTCATAGAATATTAGACCAAATAGAAAAAGTCGAGTTTAATCAAATTAGATTATGAATTTTAATAGTATAAACCCAGGAGAGTTAATCTCCTATACAGATTATTTAACTGTTAAATCTGTAAATTCGAGAGAAGTGTCAATTGAAGTTGAAAATTCTGCAGGTCAACCTTTTACTGTAAGAGGTAAAAGCTTAATTGAAGGAATGAACAGTGGAAGTCAGTTTACTGAGACAAAAAAAGTATCAAGAACAGAATTAGCAGACATATAATAAAAGTAGAAAAATGTCTATTGAATCTTATGCTGATACTGGAGAAGCCAAAACTTCAGGTTTCTTCGTTGACACTAAATAATTACTGATTCTAACGAAAATACTGGGCATATTGGTTTACCACAATATACTTAGCTAGTAATATAAGTGATTACAAACAGTATTTTTAAAATTTCTTAGTAACTCAGTTGGTTAGAGTATTATCCTTTTAAGATAAGAGTCGGTGGTTCGAGTCCACCCTAAGAAACTTAAATTTTATATTATGGGAAAAAGAAGATATGGGCTTGATGAGATTCAAAGAATAAGTGGTAGAAAATATAGTCTTATTACTAACACAGGTGATTGGGAATATGGTAAAAGTGGACATCATAAAGTAGGAGATTATTATCCTTATGATATTGCTAAAAGAGTTATCAAAAAATACTTAGGTAAGAGCTTTGATGATGCTTTTTCTTATTATTGCACATTGGTTCCTAAATATATGCAACATATTTTTTTAGAAGAATTTCAACCTTCAAGATATAGTTGGTATAGACAATCATATTATATCAATTCAAATAAAATTATATGTGAAAGTAAACCCAATAAACGTAAAAAGTATTCTCTTATTGTTAAATCTCCTGATTATACGTATGTTATAGTTCATAAGATTACAGGACATAAAAAATCAAATTTCAGAGAGGTTTATGAACAAGAACATTATGAATACAAGAGAAAACATTTTACTTTAGGGTATGATATAGTTACAAAAGGTTATAAAAATGGTAAATTTTTATATTATGAATATGGAAGTAATCCTTTTCATATGAAACCTCTTTCTGAAAGATATATAGCAAAAGAAGAAGATTTTATTGAAAGAACTTTAACTGGATGGAAAAGAGAATTTTATTCTAAAAATGACCCTTATTACAAACGATATAAAAGAATTGCTGACCAGCTTTGGAAGAAAAAACGTGAAGTTGATAGAATAGCAAGAGAACAAAAACTTCAGGAAGCTCTTAAACTGAAAGAAGAAGAGTTGAAGTTAAAGAAACTTCAAAATGAAACAAAAATTATCAAACATGGATTTGACCCAATAACAAGCTTTAGAAAATAATTATGGAAAAATATAAATTAATTAAAGAATATCCTGGTGGTCCTAGATTAGGAACTACTATATTTAAAAATGGAACTTTTTGGTCTAATGTTGTATTTCATCAGTATTTTTGGAAAAAAGAAAGTGATTTTAATCCAGCTTTATTTCCTGAATATTGGCAAAAAATCGAAGAATGGAATGCTTTATGCTTACCTGAATGGCAAAGAGCGAGAAAAATTCAACGGAAATTTAATCAAATAGCTTTACATGATGGATTTGCTAAAGAAGGAGATACTGTTTTTGGTGTTTCTTTAACTTGTCCTGAGTGTTATGTTAAAAAGTTAACTTTGCATAAATTACATGTAAAATCAGGTCTAACTCAATCTAGATTGTGGTTTACTAATCAAAGTTGTGCTTATGAATATCTTTATAGAAATGTTAAAATATTAAGTTATAAGGATATTAAAGAAAGAAATAATGATGGTTTATTTTTATTTAAATTACTCGAATTAATCCAAAAAAGAATACAAAACATTAATTGAAGTAATCAAAAAAATACAAAAACTTGGAAGATAAGAGAATGTTATCTTAGGCGAGAAAAAGTAAGTAAGATATAAGGCGGTCAACCAGAACTTCTAATAGAAATAACTAGTTTATTTATAAAAGAACGCTATGCTCATTCCGATAAGAATCTAGTACTACTTTTTGAAGTTCAACTCTTCGACATTTGAAAAGAGAAAAAACTAATTAATATAATTTAATATTTGAATACATTGGTTCGAATCCAATTTAATTTTTTCTTAAATAAAAAATTAGTAGTTAGTGGTTATACAGCATATATTAAACAAAAGCTAATTACTTTTTCTCTTTTCATCTTCCTTTAAAATATAACAATAAAACATTTTTACAAATGAAAAAAAGATTAAATAGTAGAAAAAGAAGAAGAAATGCTCTTCTTCCAGGAATAGAAACTATTCCACAAGACGAAAGTCTTACAAAAAAAGAAAATATTGTAAACCTCAGAAAATTAGGTTTTTTTCCTAGATATTCTGGTAAAAATAGTAGTTTTTATGTCACACCTAATTAATTTAGAAGATTCTTCTATACCAAAGAAACAGAGACTTAATAATTTAAAAAAACTTTTGTTTCAATATAATATTTCTTTATTTTTTCCTTGGTTTAAATATAAACATTATCTAGCTTGTGGATTTTGTTGTGCAATGTCTATGAAAAGAACATTTGGAAATCTTAAAGATTATCCTGAATTATTAATTCAAAAACCAGTTTATCAAAATTCATATCCTTATTGGTATCCACCAGGAAAATTAATACCTCGTATTAAGTGTTTAAGAAGAGCTATCAAACTATTAAAAGATGATATTAAAAGAAATAATATTTAAATAAAAATATTTTTTAAGTAATATGAATAATGAAATAAGAAATATAAAACAAGAACAGTTTGCTCATACTCTTATGTTAAAAGATAAGAATATAATGAGAAGCTCAATTCGATTTGGTAAGACAAAAGTAGGTTTAATGACTATTAAACCAAATGAAAAAGTATTAATTGCTTATCCTAGAGTTGTCATTAAAAATTCATGGTTGTCAGATATTGAAAAATTTGGTGTTCTTAGTGAAAATATTTCTTATACAACATTTGCTTCCTTGCACAAACTTAATGAGAAATTTGACTATATAATAGTAGATGAATTTCATAAATTAAGTGCTAAACAAATTGTGTCTCTGTTTAAGTTAATAGATAAACGTCTTTTACTTATAACAGGGACACTAAAGTTTAGTAAGAAGAAAGCATGGGCAGCTAGAGGAATACCAATTACAGTAGAGTATGACTTAGAAGATGCCATTAATGATAAACTTGTAAAGGATTATAAAGTAATTCTTCATTATGTTCATTTAAATCCAAATGAAAGAATAAAATATGATTCATTTACAAAAACTATAGATTGGACAGAAGAAGAAAAAAATAAAGCTTTATTAAAAAATGATAAAAATGAAATAAAAAAGCTTGATTTAATTCAAAAAAAATATATTGGTTTAAGAACCAATTTGTTATATAACACACAAGTAACAAAAGATAAAGCAAAAAATATAATTGATTCATTGAAAGATGAAAAGGTTTTAATTTTTACTTTAAGAACATCTGTTGCTGACGAATTAGCAGATAAATCATTTCATTCTAAATCAAAAAATGATGAGGTTTTAAATGATTTTAAGTTATCTGATAAAGGTCATATGGCAACAGTTAATATGGTTAGTGAAGGGGTTACTTTTCATAGACTAAACAACATTGTGTGTCATACAATAACAAGTAATACTGAAGACTTTCAGCAAAAAATAGGAAGAGGTTTACAACTAGGAGAAATAGATGATGAAGTATGTAATATACATCTTATAGTCATAGGAGATACAGTAAGTGAAAAATGGACAGATGAAGCATGTAAATCTCTTAATCAGGAAAAGATATTTTATGAAACTTTAAATAATAGATTATTTTCTAAAATTGAAGTTATAAAATTAACTAATCCTGATAAAGAATTATATCTTTACGAAGGTAGCTTTTGCTATCGAGTAAGTGAATATGAATTCAAATTTCTTAATGATAAAATTGATAGGTCTTACTCTATCCCATTAAGAAAATTAAAAAAAATATGATTTCTTTAGGAATTGAGAATGGTTTGATTGTTATAAAGGGTGAAAAAGAAGAACTCCAAATTCTTGAAGGATATTTATCTTCGGATAAAATTCTTCAAGAAGGAGGGTCTTCTTTAACTAAAAGTATTGTAAATGTAGTTGTTTTAACTGATTTAGAAAAACTTTTAGATGTTATAAATCCTGACAATTTTATAGCGGAGTATAGATTATTATTTCCAGAAGGAACAAGTGAAATATATGAGAAGCCTTTCAGAGGTAATCTTAAAAAGTGTTTGGATAACATGAAAAAATTCAAAAAAGAATTTAAGTTTTCAAACGAAGAAATATTAGAAGCAACAAAAAGAATGATAAATAGACATGTAGCTAAAGGAAAAAAAGACTGGATACCTCAAGCTCATTATTTTATATATAAAAGAGATAGAGGTTCTGATTTAGCTACAGAATGTGAAAATCTCAAGAATGGAACAAGTGAACAGTTTAATAAGTGGAAATGAGATTTATGATGAACTTTTAGTTCAAGTAACAGCAGAAAGAGATTCATTAATGTATGACGTTACTCAAGGTTTAAAAGGAGATAATGCTGGTATAAAATGTGCTAATTTACCAGAATTTAATTCTGTTTTAAAGGGTATACAGAAAGGAAGATATTATTTAATTGGAGCTGAATCTGGTGCAGGTAAAACTACTTTTGCAGACTTTGCCTTTGTTCTTGAGTTATACTATTACTGTAAACAACATAATATAAAATTAGTATTACCTTATTTTTCTTTTGAAATTGCTAAATCTCCTAAAAGAGCTAAGGTAGCATCTTTTTTTATAAATAAAAGATATGGTATTAGAATTTCTTCTTCTAAGATATTAGGTGAGGATGCTGATGAAAAATTAACCAAAGAAGAATTACAACTTATTATAAATATATCAGAAGAAGTAGACCAATTTTTTAAGGATGTTATTTTTATAGACGAACCTATTAATCCTACAGGTATGTATAAGTTATGGTTTTCTCTAATGGAAGAACTCGGAGAATTTCAATATGAACAATATACTGTAGATGGAAACATAAGAAGAAAAATAATTGGTTATATACCACATGACAATAATACTTTAGTATTAACTGTAATTGACCACATTGCATTAACCCATCTTGAAAGAGGTTTTGAGTTAAAAGAAAATATTGACAAAGTATCTGAATATATTGTATATTTCAGAAATCGTTGTAATATGTCAGCAATGGTAATTCAACAGTTTAATACTGAATTATCTTCTACTTATCGTAAACAACAATCAGAACATAGTATATCACCACAAAGATTAGATTTTGGTGATTCAAAATATACTTATAGAGATGCTGATATTGTATTAGGTTTAGTAGACCCTGCATTATATGATGTAGGTAAAATAGGGATTTATGAAACAGGTAAAATGAATGATAAGTTAAGAGCTTTATATATTATTAAAAATAGATATGGTTCAGCTAATATCAGAATACCAATGTTAATAGACCCAATAGCAAATATATTTATTGAATTAAGAAAGAAAGATACTACTCTTCCTTATTTAAATGAAATTTATCAAAAATCACAAACAATATGAAAGTAACATTTAATGTCAACAAACACAAATACGAAGAAGTTATAACAGAAGAATATTTATAAAAAATAAGTAATGCAATTTCAAAAAGTGCAAAAAACAACAATTCTTGATTATCCTAAACATTTGGTTATATATGCAAAACCAAAAATAGGTAAGACAGATTTAGTTAGTAGACTTCCTGACTGTGGTATAATTGATATAGAAGGTGGTTCTGACTATATCAAAGGTTATATCCATGTAGTTAAGGATGAAAAAAATGACCCAATTCAGACACTTAAAAATTTAGATGAGTGTCTGAATTGGTTAATTGCAGAGAAACCATATAAATATGTTGCATTTGATACTATGACTGCTTTTGAAGAAGCGGCAGAAATTGAATGCACATATGATTATATGAACTCTAGTATTGGTAAAAATTTTAACGTAGTAGACGAAGATTTAATTAAGTTACACCCTCATTTAGCTCCAGCAAAAGATGTTAAAATTACTCATGATTCTCCTTACTTCCAACTTGTAACTAATGTATTATCTAATGGTGCAGGTTATAAGTGGTTAAGAGAAACATATAAGAAGTATTTTAATAAAATGAAAATGGCAGGAGAAAGAGTTATATTTATTTGCCATATTAAAGATAAGTTCATTGATACTAAAGCTGGTGCTGAAGTAACAGGTAGAGAACTTGATTTAACTGGTAAATTGAAAAGTATTACTACTTCTTTTGTAGATACAATTGGTTATCTTAATAGAGGTAAAGATGGTAATACTTATCTTAGCTTTCAAGCTGGTGAATCTGTAGCTGAAGGTTCTAGAAGAGGTAATTTAAGTGGAAGAAACATTCTTATAGGAGAATGGGATAAAGAAAAGAAAGACTATAAAACTGTTCATTGGAACGAAATCTATCCTGATGTTGAAATTAAATAAACAACAAATAAAAGCGTTAGCAGAGCAAATAACCTCAGAATTAAATTCTGAAGAAATAAAAGAACAAAAAATAAAAAAATGGCTTAACTCTGAACAATCATTAGAGTATAAAGAAAACGTAAGACCTTTATTTAAAAAAGTAAAAAAAATATTATCAAGTAATCCTTTTATTGATTATGTTTATTTTAATTATAAAGATTCAAATTTAAAAGTTGAAAGTAAAACAGAAGAAAGAGATATTTTTATTAAAAAAAATTTTTCTTATAATGAAGATGGTTGGAGACTTAAAGAAACAAATGTTAATAGTATAGATATTGAAAGAGAAGTAATATTAAGTACAATAGATTCAGAATCTATTACTGAAATAATAGATAAAGTTAAAAAAATATATGAGTATTAAATTTGGTTGGGAAACTAGTAGAGTATCTTCTACTGCTCCCGAAGTAGACCCATTTAATGGTGCTCCAGTTCTTATTTTAAAGCCACTGGAAGGAAGAAGAAGAAAGATTTTATTTAGTGCAGGTGCATCAGAGGCATTAGGTCTCTATCACAGAACAAATGGACTTGAAGAACAACCTGAATTTACAGGAACAACTTTAAGTATTGCATCAGAAGAATTGACAAGTTCCAAATTTATATTTGTAAATGATAATAATTTTCCTGATATAAAACAAATTTCTATTAATAAAATCGAACATGGTTTTAGTGATAAAGAAATTTATGAGTCTATTGCTAATATGTTTAGTTTAGATATGACTAAAGAAAATCATATTATGATAGAACCATATAATCAAACTGATGTAAATGCAAATTTATTTAAGATTTCAGGTGTATATGCACCACAACAAGTAGAAAGTGAAGTAGTATGATAAATAATCCAACTCCAATTACGAAGAAAAGCTTATTTACAGGATTATGTTCTATGAATGTTATAGCTATTAACCCTTCTGTAGATGAAATTATGGAAATCTATGGAAGAGATGAAGTAAAAGACCCAGAATATTCTGGACAAACTGAAGAAGGAAAAGCCAAACTTAGATTAGATGTTTATCTTAAAAATACTGAAAACAATATTATTTCAAAAATTGTATTTTGGTTAGAAGATAGATTAGCTATTTCAAGTAAAGGTAATAAACAGTTTATTAATTCTGTTGGTATGTCTACTTGGGCTGCTGACCAACCTACTCAAGATTGGTTTACAATGAAACCATTTAGAGAAGGTTATGTAGGTGAAGCTGATTTATACAATTTTCTGTCTAAATGGTTAGGTATTAATCAAAGAGCAAAAGATAGTGAATGTGTATTAGAAACTCCTTTTTCTGATATTGTATCTGGTAATCTTGAAGAATTAAAAGATTTAATCACTATTTATCGTGATAGAACTATTAAAGTTTTATTAGCTGTTAAAGAAGGTAAATATCAAGATGTATATAGTAAAGTGTTTTTACCACAAGAATCTACTTATACAACAGGTTTAGAAAAACAACTTAAAGGGGATGCTGATGCTGGTTATCCTTATAAAGGCAACTATCAAAATAGCTTTGAATTTAAAGAATTTAATCCAGAAAGTGCTCCTGCAGAACCAGTTAGCACAAGTCCATCTGCTCCTGCAAATATAAGTGCATTATTAAAAGGAACAGGTGCTCCAGTATGAGAAATTAAATAAAGAAAATATATTAAAATATGTTTCCCAGGAACAAATAATGGAAAGATATTTAGGTTATAGCATAAACTATCGTAAAAAATATACAAATCCTTTCAGAAATGATAAACATCCAGATTGTATGTTTGTTAAAGGATATTCTAGATTATTTTTTACAGACTATGCTAGACCTGAATATAGTGGAGATTGTTTCAAAATGTGTGCCATTTATTATGGTTTATCTATTCCTGGAGATTTTCATGAAGTGTGTCGCCATATAAATAAAGATTTTAATCTTAATTTAAATGATGGTAATAGTTCATCATTAAAAGTATTAGATAGAAAGGAGGTAACTCCTTATATCGGTTCTTCTCTAGAAAGTTCTTACTCTGATATAAAAGTCAGAGTAAGAGATTTTTCTGATTATGATTTAGCTTATTTTGCTAAATATAATATTGATAAAAAACTTTTAGAAGAATTTAATATATATAGAGCAGATTCAGTTTGGATAAATGGAACATTATTCTATCATTATCAAAAAACTGATTTATGTTTTATATATATTTTTGATGATGGATTTAAAATTTATAAACCGTTTGGATATAATGACAAATGGAGGTGTAATTCATTACAAATACAAGGTTATAAGCAACTTCCTGAAAAAGGAGACCTACTGTTTATAACTAAATCAATGAAAGATATATTGGTTTTAAGAAATTTAGGATTTTACTCAGTTGCTCCTCAAGCAGAAGGTTATCCTATTTCTGAAAATGTAATGAATGAACTAAAACAAAGATTTAAGCGTATTATTGTCTTTTATGACAATGATGAAGCTGGTGTTAAAAATAGTATAAAAATAACAGAGACCTACAACATCGGTTATTTTAATATACCAAAATATTTTAATGCAAAAGACCCTTCAGATTTTGTTGAAATGTATAACGAAGAAGAATTGTTACACTTAATAAAACAAAAAATAGATGGTTAAAATTAAAAGACTATATTTTGACATTGAAGTAAGTCCAAATATAGTAACTTCTTGGAACGTAGGTTACAAGCAAAAGATTGATTATCAAGATATTATAGAAGAACATAAAGTGATATGTATTTGTTGGAATTGGGAAGGTGAGAAAACTATACATTCTTTATCTTGGGATGAAAATCGAGATGATAAGACCATGTTAATAGAGTTTATTAAAGTTATAAATACTGCAGATGAGCTAATAGCTCATAATGGAGATAACTTTGATATAAAATGGTTAAGAACCAGATGTTTAAAACATGGAATTACTATGTTTCCTACTTATGTAAGTTTAGATACACTTACAAAAGCAAGAAGAAACTTCAGATTAAACTCTAATAGATTAGACTATATTGCTAAATATGTTGGAGTAGGAAGAAAAACGCAAACTGAAAGTGGTTTATGGACTAAAGTTGCTATAAACAATGACAGAAATGCGTTGAAGAGAATGATTAAATATTGTATGAATGATGTTAAAATATTAAAGGAAGTATATAAAAGAATGACTCCTTATATACAAAACAAAGTTCATCATGGTGTTTTAAATGGAAGAACAAAATGTAGTTGTCCTGAATGTGGTAGTAAAAAAGTCACATTATCTAAAAAGAGAACTACAACTACAGGTATTGAAAGATACCAAATGATATGTTCTAATTGCACCAAATATTTTACAATTAGTCGTTTAACTTATGAAGAGTTTAAAAAATGATAGAACATTTTAAGCATCAAATAGATTTAGGATGGATACCTATTTTAGAACCTCTTATAGAGAGTCCAGAATTTGTAAAAGTCTTAGAGGTGCTATCAAGTTCTAAGGGTTTTGAACCTGATATTTCGAAACTTTTTAGAGCATTTAAGGCTTGTCCTTATAATGAACTAAGGGTTATAATGTTAGGTCAAGACCCCTATCCTCAGCCAGGAGTGGCTACAGGATTGGCTTTTGGTAATGAAGATGAAGGAATATCTCCTTCTCTTCAAGTTATCATGGATGAATTAGAATCTGTTAAAGATTATAATGAATGGTTATTTTTTAATAAACTAAGCTTAGAGCATTGGGCAAATCAGGGAATTTTGCTGTTAAATTCTGCATTAACTGTAGAACGTAACAAGCCAGGAAGTCATCAAGAGGTATGGAAATACTTCATAGAAGGAATAATAAAAAAACTTAATGAAAGAAATTGTGGGCTAATTTATGTATTAATGGGAAAAGTGGCTCAATCTTTTGAGTCACTAATTTCTCCTTCTAATCATATAATAAAAGTAGCCCATCCAGCAGCAGACACATATAATAATCAGAAATTATTCAGAGGAAGTAATGTTTTTAATAATATTAACAAGCTCATTCATGATATGAATGGGGAAATTATAAATTTTATATGAGAAAAGTAACAATTGTTTCTACGAATACTGATGAAGTATTTGATATTGAATCCTCTGCAGAAACCTGGGGAGAGCTGAAAAGAGAAGGTAGATTAGCTAATATCGTAGATGGTATGAAAGCTATAGTAAGAGAAACTAAAAATACATTAGAAAATGACCAAGCAATTATACCGCAAAGTGAGTTTGTATTGTATTTAAGTCCAAGTAAAGTAAAATCTGGTTGGACACCTGATGATATTAGCGATATTGACGAATTAATTGATATGGCGAGTTATGGAGACAAAGTTCATCTTGTAAGATTTTTGAAAGTGTTAAAATCAAGAACAACTTTAACTCCTATACAAGAAGATTCAGAAGATGAAAATTTTCCTATTATAATTGGAAAAAGTTCAACATCAACTAGAAATGCAGAATTATTAAAAGAAGCAAAAAGCTTATAAAAAAAACTAATATGATATGCAAAAAGAATTAAAATTTATAAATGTTCAGCTTGCATATAAAAAAAACATGGAGGCTATTGAACAAAATATAGTCTCCATGTTTAATTATTATGAAGAAGAAAAAAGAAAAGAACAAGAAATACTTAGACAAAGAGCAGAAGAAGAAAAGAAGAAAAGATTAGAAGAAGCAAAGATAGCAGCTATAAAAAGAAAAGAAGAAGAAGAAAGAAAAAAGAAAAAACAAGAAATAGAACATAAAAAACATCTTCTTTTAGAAGAAGCTAAATCTTTAATGAATGGATAATATAATAGAAAAATTAGAAGAACAATTTGCTCCTATTATTGATTTTTTACATGAAAAAGAGAATTATATATTTTCTAAAAGAAATGATAAATATTGTATTGATATTCGTTATCCTAAAAAAGTGGTTAAAAACCAATATGGAGAAGAACATACTATTTATGATTTTATATTAACTCTTAGTCTTTATGTAAATAATACTGTTTTATGTTTTTATGGTTTAATAGGTAATCGTGGAGCTTTAACTAAAGCAGAGTATGATGCTAATTATTTATTTTCTCATTGTTCAAGGTCACATTCAAATGCTACTTTTTGTTTTGGGTCAGGACCTTTATATCAGTCTGTAAATAATATTATGTCTGTTAATGATTTTTTAAATCCTACTGAAAAAGATAAAAAGAATTTTGAAAAATTTTTAATATTATTTGATTCATATCTTGAATGGGAATCAATAGAAGGAGGTCCTTATATTAAAATGAGAGAAATAGGAACTTCTAAAAAAACAAGATATAATATTGATAACTCAGTAATTAATATGGCTAAAATTTTTATTAAATCTGTATTTGATATTAATGATTTTACCATAAGAAGAATAAGTGATTTATCATACTATGTTTCTATAAATCCTTCTGCTGTAGAAAAATTATATAAAGGTAAAATTGGTTTAGTAATAATCCAAGGAAACGAAGAATATATAAAAAATTCTAATGAAGACAGTAATTTTTCATTATCTTATAACTGGGGAAATGAAAATTTAGTTGTTAAAAGAATTAAGGAAAACACAGAAGAAAAAGAAGTTGAGTTAGTAGTTTCTAGACAATTAATTAGAATATTAGAAAATAATCTAACTAAATCATTTAATAAATATTTACATTTTAATTATTTAAAAAGTCTTTTATGAGCATGAATAATGATAGAAGTTCTTGTATTTATACAGAATCTTCTTCAAATCAAAAGATAAAATTAATTTTATCAAAAGAAATACAAAATCAAGTTAATTATTTACATAACCAAGTAGGACAAGATGAATGGAGTGGCATTCTTCTTTACAAAGTTATAGAAGGAAATATTAGCGAACCAGGAAGTTTAGTTTTAAAAGCAGATTATATATATCCTATGGATATTGGCTCATCTACTTATACAGAATTTGACTATGATGAACATTATGTTGATATGCACGAAAAGTTACCTATTATACAAGATGGAAAAAGAGTATATAAAATAGGAACAATCCACACTCATCATAACATGTCAACTTTCTTCTCTGGAACAGATACAGGAGAATTACATAATAATGCACCAAAGCATAACTTTTATCTTTCATTAATTTTTAATTTTGCAGTTAAACCTATTGCTAAAGTTGCAGTGTTTAGTGATGAAGGAGAAGCAGTTTATAAATTTAGAGGACAAAATGTAGAAGATAAATATGAAAAAAGAACTCAATTAAAAGGTTTTATTTTAACATATGATTGTGATATTGAGTTCGAAGAATTTGATTGGTTCATTGAAAAAATAAAAGAATTAAAAGCTAAAAGAATACCAAAAACTGTTTATACTTATCCTTCTTATAACAAAATTGATAATTGGGAATCTATAGTATATCCTGAAAAAAAATCTAAAAAGAAAGATAAAGAAGGAACTCAACTTGATTTATTCTCACCAATGCATCAATTATGTTGTGCTATAACTGGAAATTTTAAAGAGTTTTCAGATATATATAACGTATTAAAAAGAGTTCAAAATGACTATGATTCTGCAATAGATAAACAAATTTACCTTTTTAATTTTCAAGATAGGGTTTCAAATAATTTTAAAATTCTTTGTGCTAACTATAAAGGAAGAACTTGTGGTAAATATGAACTAGATGAATTTGCTGAAAGAACATTAGCTGCATTTAAAGGTTATAAATTTGATTTTAAGTTTAATTCAATTGCTAATGCTATAGAATTAGCATTAGAAAAATTTATAATATATGCTCCAACATCAGATTGATAATAGAAGAGTTAGATTTAGAGATGCAAGTTGGTTATCAAATACATTACCAATAATTACTATTGGAGGAGTAGGAGGAATAGGCTCTTGGTTAGCTTTTTTCTTAGGTAGAATAGGAACTCCTCTTATATTATATGATATGGATAATATAGATGAAACTAATTTTGGTGGTCAATTATATAGTACAAAACATATAGGAATGAGTAAAACTCAAGCTACAATAGATATTATACAACAATTTTCAGATTTTAATAACGTTTCTGCATATGGTAGATTTGAACCAGGAGATTTTGTAACTCCTGTTACAGTAACATGTTTTGATAATATGTTAAGTCGAAAGTTAATGTTTGAAGCTTGGAAAAAAATAGAAAATAAGGAATTATTCATTGATGGTAGAATGTTAGCAGAAAGTTTCCAAATTTATTGTGTAACACCTGATAAAATTGAAGAGTATGAAAAAACACTTTTTGATGATTCAGAAGTTCCTGATTTGGCTTGTTCTTTTAAAGCTACATCTCATTGTGGTGCTATGATTTCTTCTAATATTACTGGATTGATTACTAATTATCTCACAAATAAAAACAAGAAAATTGATATTAGAAATCTACCTTTTAATATCAATATGGAAATTAGCTTAATGAAATATGATACAATCACCACAAATTTTTAGTTATTTAGATGCAATCAATTATAATTGTGATTGGAGTATTATAAGAAAAGACATAGATTTTTATTACGAATTAAAAGATAATGAATATTATCCACTTTTAAATTTTGTTTTTGTTATTTTTTCTGAACATTATTTTATAGATAGAAATCGGGCATTTAATGATGATTTTGAATCTAAGGTAAATTATTTTTATCAAAGATTATATTCATTAGTTTATAGATTAAAGTCTAATAAAAATTTAACTCAAATAGTAAATTCTGCCAAATTTTATAATGATTATTTAAAAGAGGTAATTGATTCCTTACCTGAATTATTAAAAAATTATAAATATCTTTATGATATTAATACTCGTAGTTATAATTCTCTTTATAGAATTTATGAAACTGATTTATCTGCTTTTTGTAAAATATTAATGATAAAAAAACAATATTTACCTTTTGTTATTACTGAATTACTTTTAAAAGGAAATAATTTTGAGAATATTTTACCATTATGTGAATTTTGGGTAGAAAAAAAACAAATAGATGTTAATGCATCTTTAAGAGATGCTTTATCAAATGCGAGAAGTAGAAAAATAAAAATAGTAATTAAAGAAAATTTATTGGATGAAGTAACAATATATACGAAAATTCCAAAATTTACTACTTTTGAAGAAACACAAGAATTTAATAATGTAATTTTAAATGAATGGTTTAACAAATCGAAGGAAGGGACATTCTTTTGAAAGAGAAATTGCTAGAAGGTTTAGAGAGTCAGGGTATGCAAATGCCTTGACCTCTAGACAAGCTAGTAGATTGTACGATGATTGCAAGTTAGATATTTGGGGAATACCTGATAATGTTCAGGTTAAGAATGTAAAAGCTTCTATTAATCCCATGTCTATATTTAGACAAATGAAAAAACTTGTAGAAGAGAAGTTAGAAAATATAGAAAAAAGATTAGATAAACCATTTGTATTAATACATAAACAAAATAAAATAACTACTGTTTATGTAGAAATGAGTATTGATGAGTATTTTAAATGGAAAAAACTTGAAAACAACAGCTCTAATTGACGGTGATTACATGTTATATGTATCTTGCCACAACAAAGCTGGAGAAGACATTAAGGATTTTTCTCAGATGAAAGATAACTTTGAAAGTTATCTAGAAAGTATTTTAGCTAATAGCGAAGCTAATAACTATATAGGATTTTTATCAGGTAGAAATTTTCGAAAGGAAATTAATCCTGACTATAAAAGTAATAGAAAAGGTGAAAAACCTCTTTACTTTAATGAACTTAAAGACTATGTTCTTACTAAGTTCAACTTAATAGAACCTCTTGAAGCGGATGATTGTGTGAATATATGTAAAAAGAAAATAGAAGGTTCATTTATAGTGTCTAACGATAAAGATTTATTAAATCTTGAAGGTAGACATTATAATCCACAAAAACAAGAGTGGAAAGAAACTACAAAAGAAGAAGCTAATAAGTATTTCTGGACATCAATGATAGCTGGAGATACTGCTGATAATATAAAAGGAATTCCTGGAAAAGGTATAAAATATGCTGAAAATAGATTTATAAAACTTGGTGTTATTGATTATCCTTATCATGTATTGGTGATGAGTGATTATATAGAACATTTTGGTGAATATAAAGGTATACAGGAATTCTATAAAAACTATATGTGTTTGAAGATATTAGATGATTATGAAGGATTTAAAATACCAGAAGTGAGGAAATGAGTAAGACAAGAACGTATAGATATTTGTATCCTTGTATTCATTTTGGATATGGTGATAACTTTCAAAAATTAATGTCGGGTTTAATGAAAAAAAGTCCTGGTTTAATACATAATATGTATATTGCAGATGTGGACCAACCTGATATTCCTTTTGGAGTATTTGTATTGTTTGATAAAAGTAAAGCTTTAAACTTCCTTGAATTTTTAAAGTTTATAGAGAAAGAAGAAGCTTTTGTATATGATTATCAAGTAGATACTAACTATCATATGATTGTATTAAAAGTTCCAGATGAGTTTTTAAATGCATATGAGAATTTTAGAAATTCTAAATACTCTAAAATGTATAGTGCAGAATTCGTAAGTAAAAATTTAAATAATCCTTCTACAGAACAAACATATTCTGTATTAGCAAAAACAGAAAAAAGAAAAAAATATTTACAAGAGTTAGTTGGACAACTAGAACTAGCAGATGAATATGATAGTATTTTAGGTCCAGAAGAAACTTTTGATAAAACAGAATTATATGATAATAAACAAACAAGTAACGATAGCCAAGATTAATACTATGGCTGATGGAACAATCAGATTATCCATAGATATTCTTGGAGGAACACCTGAAGACATATCATCAGCATATGCTCTCAGAGAAATAGAAACTACAATGATATTAGCTTCTACTGAAGCTGTAAATCAACAAGTTGAACATGTTGATAATGTAGATAGCGGTCCTGCTTAATGAAAAAAAGATGAAAAACTGTATAGTATGTGGAAATTCTTTTTTACCTAAGACTGCTAAACATTCTGTATGTAGTAAACAGTGTAAGGTAAAATATGATATGCTTAAAAGAAGTAAAAAACCAGAGAACAAAATTTGTATCTATTGTAATACTTCTTTTAAGCCATATACTTCTTTAGATAAATTCTGTAGCTATAAATGTAGAAATAATTATAAGAAATCTAAAAGAAGTAAAAACTGGAATTTAAATAGTGCTGAAAATAGAAGAGGAGAAAATAATCCTGCTTTTAAACATAGTATTAGGATTAATAACAAAAATCCTTCAGGAATTGGACAAAGAGATTACGAAAGAATAAGAGATTCAAAAAGAAGAGAGATGTATGAAGAATTTGGATTTTTGTTTTGTGAAAGATGTAATACTAATAGTTCTTATCAATGGGAAATGCACCATCTAATCTACAGAAGTGAAAAACCAAACCATATTCATTTACATAATCCAAGAAATTTAATTAATCTTTGTATATCTTGTCATAATTGGTTTCATAAAAATAAATCTAATAGAAATTATCTTGTATTAGAAAGAAATCTTACAGAATTATTTGGTGAAGATATATTAAGATAAGAAACAATTTATGGAATTTTTAAAACAATTACACAATAACAAATTATGAATGAATGGTTAATAATTACAATGTTATTTATACATTGGATAGCTGATTTTGTTTTACAAACTGAAACAGAAGCAAAAAATAAAAGTAAAAACTTTAAATATCTATTATTACATACTTTTAGTTATACATTAATATGGTTTGTGTTTTGTTTAATTTATGTTGGAGTTACAGGTAATGAACGTATGTTGTTTTTTGTTCCTATAACATTTTTTACACATACTTTTATTGATTATTACACAAGTAAGGTAAATACATTACTTGCACAAGAAGCAAAAAAAACTAATAAATATCATAACTTTTTTGTATCTATAGGTTTTGACCAATGGCTACATTTTGCTCAACTTATACTAACTTTTACAATTTTAAAATAATGGAACTTATAAGTTATAGAGGAATAGAATTATATGTAGATTCTACTAGTTTTAAACTAGAAACAGTAGAAAAAAAAGAAGGTCTTGTTATGACTTCTTTATGTATAATTCCTTATGGTTCAAAACCAGAAGAATGCTGGGACAATGACCATTTTCTACTTGATTTACTACATGGATTAAAAGAATATCAAAAAAGTAATGTATTAAATTCATCTCTTTTTGATTATATAGAAGATTATATCAAAGAAGAAAACTATGGTCATGTTTTAACTTTATTAGAAGAAGGTTATTCAAAAGGATTTTTCGATAATACATTAAAAACATATATAAAAGGAATACCAGATGGTTAATAATTCAGAACAAATAGTAAAATTACTAAATTTTAGAACAAAAGATGATTTTTATTTTATACAAATCTTAAAACGTAAAAAAGAACATCCTGAACTAGGAAGTAATAGTCATGTAGTCAAGACTTATTATATTAAGTCTATTGACGATTTTGATTTTCATTTTCCTGAAATGAAATGTTTAGCAGATTTTCATAATGCTAGGGTTTGTATAAACTTGAATAGAAGGTCATTTGAAAAAATGGCTTTTCATACTATGAGAAAAGTAGCAGACCAGATTATGAATAAAGATTTTAAATCTGTAAGAGCTGCTTATAATTCTGTATGTGGAGAATATTCTCAAGAAACAGATAAAATATGGATAATTGATTTAGATGGAGAAGATACTAAAAAACTAACAGAAATTAGTAATTTTATACGTTATTTGAAACCTTTTGATTTTATAAATTTTAATACAGAAGAAATCAAAGAAAAAATTGTTGCAACTCTTTCTACTAAAAATGGATTACATTTATTAACTCATCCATTTGATGTTCAAGAGTTTAAGAAGAAATATTCCGATATAGAAATTCATAAAAATAATCCAACCATAATTTACATACCATGAGAGGTTCATTTATTATTGCTTTATGTATTAGTACTTGCTTATTTGCATTAGTTTATGCAACATTTGCTATAATTTCATATGAAAAACCAATAGAAGAAAAACAAGAATATTCAGAAGATGGTTACATGAATGCTCATATGCTTTATATGAGATATAAACATTCAACTCAACCATATCAAAAAGACACAACAATTATTTTTACCGAAGAAGATAGTATTTTATCTTCTTATTAAAACTTTTACTATGAAATCATTTGATTTAAATATGTCCTTACATTATTTTTATGATTTACATGATAATAAATGTAATCAAAAATATGATAATTATTTACCTTATAGCTTTCACTTAAAAGCAGTAGATAAAGCCATTTTGTTTTTTGTAGATTGTCTTCCTAATATAGAAAATGCTTTAATATATGCAAGAATTGTTGGTGCTGGACATGATAGTATAGAAGATGCTAGATTAACTTTTAATGAAATAAAAAACCACTTTGATGATTTATATATAGCAGAATCTATATTTGGATGCACAGAAAGCACTGGTAGAACAAGAGAAGAAAGAAAAGATAAAGCATATTATAAAAGATTAAACGAAGCTGGTTATATAAGTGTATATGTTAAATTATGTGATATAGTAGCAAACACTAATTATTCTATTCTTACATTTAATAAAAAAATGTTACAAAATAAAAGAGAAGATTTTAAAACTCTTTTAGAGAAACTATATTTACAATACACTATACAATATAGACCTATTATTGAGCACTTAGAATATTTATATGGAATTAAGATTTAAAAAATTAAAAGAAGATGCAGTTATACCTGCATATGCCAAACCAGGAGATGCTGGTTTAGATTTAACAGCTATTTCTGTAATAGAAGAAAATGGAATATTAACTTATGGAACAGGTTTAGCAGTTGAAATTCCTATTGGTTATGTAGGATTAGTATTTCCTAGAAGTTCTATTTACAAAACAAAACTTACTCTTACTAATTGTGTAGGTGTTATTGATTCTGGTTATAGAGGAGAAATAATGGCTAAATTTAAGAAAGAAAGTGAATGGATTGTAGGTTACAGACCAGGAGATAGGATTTGTCAATTAATAATAATGTCTTATCCTACCATAGAACCTATTGAAGTTGAAGAATTATCTGAAACTGCAAGAGGAGAAGGAGGATTTGGTTCAACAAACACAGAACATGGAACTGGAATATCTAGCTAAAAAAATAAATGAGTTTGATTGGGGATATGAAATGTCTGATGATGATTCAAAATGGGTAAAATGGAATCATATTCAAAAAGAAATAAATAAAGAGCTTTTAGAGTTAACTTTTTTAGAACTTTGTGAAGTTGTCAGTTTTTTTAATCACTTAGGAATGAGAGTATTCGAAAGATATTTTATAACAAATTTAATTAAAAAACATGATATATTACATTCCACCAGATTATATTGATATGTTCCCAGACATTACTTCTGTTCATAAACATATAGCAGAAGAAGGAACAATAGTTGTAATTTATAAAACAATTACTGATTTTGTATTAGCATTTAATAATGAAGAAATTTCTGATTTAGGTCTTTTATATATAGAAGAAAATACTAAACCTATAATGTATTTAGGTAAAGAAGATTTGTATAGAAATGGATTTACGGAAGACATTGATAATACTACATTTGAAGAAATAGCTTATAATTTAGGTGAAAATCTTAATTGTTATTTAGATGATGAACTAGTAAATATTTGTGAAGAAATGTCTATTCCTAGAAGAAAAAGAGGTTTAGTATCCGAATGTTGTGGAGCACCTGATTTTGGTGAGGATGTTTGTGGAGTTTGTGGAGAAATTTGTAATTTTATTGAAGAATGAAATATAGTATTTATTTAGCAGGTCCAATAACTGGATTAGTTTATAAAGATACAATAGGATGGAGAGATTATGTTCAATCTCAGATTGATAAATCTATTATTACCTATTCTCCTATGAGAGGAAAATCTATTATTGAAGCTAAAATAGGAGTTGGAGGAAGAGTAGGAGATTCTTACGAAGAATTACCTATTGCTACATCAAAAGCAATTAATACAAGAGACTATTTTGATGTAAGAAGAGTGGATGCTTTACTTGTAAATTTCTTAGGAGCAGAAAAAGTTTCTATAGGAACAGTAATGGAAATAGCTTGGGCTAGAGCATTTAATAAACCAGTAGTTTGTGTAATGGAAGAAAATAATATCCACAGACATTCTATGTTAGAATATGCTTGTGGTTATATAGTAGATAATTTAGATGAAGGAATAACATTAACAGAAGCTTTATTATTACCAAATCCTAAACTTTTTACTCCACTTGAGGGAGAACATTTATCTAAAATCAATGAGTTACACTCCAATTTCTGAATTAATGGAACCAATTGAGCTTGCTAAATCTGAAGGAACAAAGTTTGACGGAAATAAAATTCGTATGGAACTTCTTCCTGTTGATGCTCTTATTGGAATTGCTGATATATTTACCTTTGGTGCTAAGAAGTATGATTCTTGGAATTGGGCTAAAGGTATTCAATATTCAAGGTTATATGGTGCTTTAATGAGGCATATGACTGCATGGTATAAAGGGGAGGAAGTAGACCCTGAAAGTGGTAAAAGTCACTTATATCATGCGGGTTGTTGTCTTATGATGCTCATAGATACACAACAAAATCTAGACAAATCTTTGGATGACAGACCAGGATTTTATGTGAAAGAAAAGTAATTTTTTTCACTAAACAAGGAACTTTTTCCTTCGGGAAATTGTTCTCTGTGTCTATGATATTAAATGCAAAGTATACAGACCCCAATTTTATCACTCCTTGGGGTCCAATTGGGTATATGGTTTTCAAAAGAACCTATGCTCGAAGATTAAAAGAGGAGGATAAGAGTTCGCCAACTGAAGAGTTTTGGCAGGTAATAGAAAGAGAGCTTGAATCTTCAGATACTCAACTAAAAGTAGGTTTTACTGAAGAAGAGAAGTTTGAATATGCAAGACTTAGACA